CGCATTGACGCGATTGTGGGTGAGATTTCTGTTGCTGTTACAATTGGAAATCTCCCAAGGTTGCCTTGTTTGCACAATGCGGTGATGACGGAGAATCCTTCGCATATGTCAAGAGCATACCTTGTTTCATGGTATCGTGATTTACTATCGGGCTATCGTGATTTATCTTCAGGACAAGAAAAATTAAAAGTGCTTGAATTAGTCGTTGAAGAACTTGAAAGAGTGTTTGCTGAATCTGAATCAGTATGGCTTGATTGGGATAAAAACGAAACTAGAAAACACGCAAGATTTACAGTATTCAATAACTACAATACACCACATTGTGATAAATTAATTAGTGATGGATATTGTGTCGGTAAATGTTGGAGGTATCACGATGTTGGTAATTGATTCAAGAGAGAAGTCTAAATTAGCCAAACTGGTTATGCAAAAGGCAAAGGGCTTAAATATACAGTATGAACAGCGTTGGATTGAGATAGGCGATTATGTTTATGATGATGTTTGTTTTGAAGCAAAGTCCACCACAGATTTCTTAGGGTCGGTAATGTCAAAAAGATTATGGACTCAAATTGATAATATGGATAGGCACTATAAAACAAATGTAGTAATTATTCATGGTAGTCTTGATGAAGCAATTATGAATGTAATACAAAATTCACCCAGTAAAATGCCAATTAGCACTAGAAACGTTATGCTAAATCAGAAGTTTCTTGGTGCTATTGGCAGGTTAATTCTTGATACAGATGTAAAACCAGTATGGGTAGAAACAGAAGAAGAAGCAGCATTAATTATAACAGCAGTAAGTAAAATGAAACCAATGACAAGAGATGTAATAGCACCACAAGTATTTAAAAGATTAACAACAGATGATTTAAGACTAGATTTATTAAGCAGTATCAAAGGCGTATCAATTAAAAAAGCAAAACAACTAATAAAAGAATTTGGCTCTATTATGGAAATAGGTGAGTGTTCAACATATGAATTACAAGCCATTGAGGGAATCGGAGAAACCTTAGCCAACAGAATAATCTCCACATTAAACTCGGAAGAGAAGGTGAAAATATGAATGAAGAATTTAACGAAGAAGAATATATGGAAGCACTTGAAACAAACGCAGGTGTTTTTAGCGAAGCATTACCCGCAATTGTTAGGGATTTTCAAGCATCAGCAGTTGAAGTATCACACTATAATGATATTCCTGCTGGCATTTGTTTCTTTAACATCTTAGGTCAAGTAGTAAAAGATTTTATTACTATCCCTAATGGAAGAAACCATGAAGATACAAGAATACATTTCTGTTGGGTTCAAACAAGCGGAACTGGTAAATCTACAATGTGGAACTTTGTCGGGCCAGTTGCAGAAAGAACATTTAATAAAATTAATTCCAGTAATAAACACCCGCCATTTGTAAGAAATAACTTACCTATGAATCGAATCTTCAATACCTTTGGTGTAACAGATTATACTGATTCTGTTCTTATTGGTGGTTACGATAAAGAAGTTGATGATGACGGAGAAGTAGAATATAATAGAAGGCCGGGAGTTTTAGAAGGAAATGGTCTTGCTCATTGGGATGAGTTTGAATATTCTGGTATCTTTAAACAAAGCCAGCACAAAGAAAATTCAATTGTTTATCTCAATACTTTGATGAACTCATTAGCAGGTGAGTCTTGGATTATTTCTAAGGCTTTGACTTCTTTTGGTGGCATGATTATGGAATGTTTTTGTGAGCGTTCTGTTTTGGCGATGACTTATCCTCCAACTAATCTAAACGATGTTATGGCAGAAAAGGGTGTTCTACAAAGAATGTTGTTATATGTTTGGGATGTTCCTGAGTTTATTCAACATAAGATGCGTCTTGAACAAATTGAAAAAGCGGGAACGGTTGAAGAAGTTAATTCACCAATTGACAAATATGCAGATGCTATCTTTACTCTCTATGAATTAGCCCGTGATAGATTTAATGAAGTAGGAGGCGACCCTCTTAAAACAATGAAATATACTCCCGACTTTAATCAAGTTCTAAGACTTGAATATGAAAGTATGCGTATGTATATTCAATCTTATCCGAGCCATGTTGCTAAGATTGCGGGTAATTTTACCACCCGTTTGATGAAGATTCTGTATAAAATGTCTGTTCTTTGTAGTGTTGCATCTGCTCCTTCAATTAAAGATAAAAACCAAAGATTCGTCGTTACAGGGCATAATGTCCGTCAAGCATCAACAATCGTCCGACAATGTTATAGGTCATTGGTGGACTGGCTAACTGATAGCCTCCGAGCGAAGCGTAAGAGCATAGCCGAGAACTCGCTTGAATCTCTCTTTATGGATGTTTATGGCAAAATGAAGAAAGATGATGAAGGTTTTGTCAATAAAACAACACTCTTAACAGAAGTCCGAACCAAAGCGAAAAAATCAAGAGCGCAAGTGTATAGGCATTTTGATGTAATTAGACACAAGTTTGAGGAACAGAAAGGTGCAAGTAATAGGACTTATGTTAAGTTAATACGGAGTGATGAAGAATGAAGTGGGAAAATACATACCTAGTTTTTGAAGTAGCAAAAGGGCCAAAAGTAATTATTGATACACTAAATACTTATGGTGAAGATGGTTGGGAATGCTGTTCTCAACTTATTGTTGCTGGTTCTCAAATTGTTTGTTTCTTGAAAAGAAGAACAGACATAGATGAAGAACCTAAAGTAGATAAAGAAACAGAAAAGATTAGCAAACTTTGGTCTAGCGGTGAATGATATGTCGGTATTGGCTATTGATTTAGAAACCAAGAATATGTCTTATGACATTGGTGGTTTTGGCAATACCCATATGTTTCAGGTTTCAACCGTAGCAACGTGGGATGGGCAAAATGGAACGGTTTATGTTGATGAACCCGTTGATACTTTTGCTAAATCAGGCCACACTATTAAGCCTCTTTCTGAACTTAAATATGATTTAGATAATCATTTTCAGAAGGGAGGGCTATTACTAGGACATAACATTAAGGCTTTTGATTTGCCTATTCTTAGGGATTCTATGGACATTTATTGTATCAATAAGTATATTAAACAAGAACAATTTATTGATACTTCGAGAATACTTTTAAAAGAGCATGGAGAAAGGTTTCAATTAAAAAATCTAGTAAAATGCACAATGGATGATTTTAAACTAATGGATAGTGCAGATGCGCCTAAATTATGGAAAGCAGGTCAATATGATGAGGTTGTTGAGTATTGTATGAAAGATACTCAATTAGTCTATGACCTTTGGAAATATGGGCAAACAAATGGTATCGTTAAGGCTTTTTCTTTGGAAGAAGGTGAACATAAAGAATTAGAGGTGATGTGGTAATGACAACATGGGAATGGATTGGCTTAATCTTTTTCGTTGCTATTCTGATGCTTTTATTCTTTGCTGCTTTTGGTGGAACTAATGTCACCGATGAAAGCGTTGAAGAATATATGAAGCGTTTAATGGGCGACGATAGCCAAAAGTGATGATATGGCATTAAAGCAAGAATGTTTCTACTGTAAAGAAAAGACAGTAGCAAGAAGATTACTTGGCTTTTATGTTGGTTCTACTGAACAAGTAAAATTGTGGGAATGTAGAGCCTGTAATGCCATTTGGTCAGAAAAAACAAATTGAGGGGGAGCGTATGCTCTCTCTCTTTTTTTTGGATTTTTTTCAATGCCCTATTTTAAATTCGCTTATTACGAATTTTGTTGGGCTAAATGAGAGCATTAACTCATATTAGGCAGGACACACCTACATTCAAATCCTCCTGCGACACGATTTGAATGCAACGCCAAAGTTGGTTATAAATCGTCAATTGTGGCTAACCATGTTACAAGAAAACCACAGATAAAGGCTATTATAGCCAATACAATTAATTCCATATAATCACGTAATTATGCCAATTAATTGTAAAGCATCAATAAGAGCATCTAATTGTGTTCTTAAATCACCAACATCTGCTTCTAACCCTAGAAGATATGCTTCATTTGATGGTTCAAATCCAGCAGATGCAGTTGGACTTGATGGTGGAATTGGACTCATATTGCTTGACGGTACATTACCAACAGATTGCCGAGCAGCGGGAGTAGTCCCATAAAAACCTACATTTGAACCATCATGGTTTAAATTACCATTAATTTCAATTTCACCACTTAAGCGAATATCTCCAGATACGTCTAATTCTTGAGAAGGAGTTGTTGTTCCTATACCTACTCTATTATTTGTAGCATCAACGTGTAATGTATTTGTATCAACAGTTAAATCTTTACCTGCGGCAATCGTTACATCACCCGTTAAATCCAATGTTGCTTCTGCTTCAACGGCAGAAACAAAGTCTGAATCTTCAACATTAAGCAAAGCCCTAACTTCTGTTTCAGTAATTCCTGAAGCAAGGGCTGGTGTTCCGCTATTATCTATAATTGCAGCAGGGTCGCCACCACCTACATCATCTGGTGCAACTAATTTTAATGTGTTATCTGTTGCATCTCTTATTAATAACCTATCATTAGCAGAATCTAACGGAGAAATATCAGTTAATGCTGCTCCTGTTATAGTAGCGGTAGTTGCTCCTGTTGCTTCTAATTTAATTACCTCAGTATATCCGCTACTATCAGTAGCAATACTCAAATGGTTTTCAGTTTTATTTACTGTAAGATATTGTAAAGTCATAGGGTTTGTTCCAGTATAGACCATAACTGCAACAATAATATCACCAGAAGTAATTGCTGGAGTTACGCCTCTTTTGCTTGGACTCCTTTTAGTAATTGTATCAGCAGTATCAGAAACATCGCTTCCATCAGGAATAACTGCTAAATAATAAGTATCGCCTGTTCCTGTTGAACCATCAGAAATAGTCAAAGTAGCACCTGTTGTTGAAACTAACTTTCCATCTCTCATAACCTTACCACCAGCAAAAGTTACGCTAGTATCACTAATGCTTGAAGCATTATATCCACCAAAGGCATAATTTTGCCCTAATCCAACAGACAAGGCTTTGATAATACCAACATGAGGAAAATCCTCATCATCTCTAATATCACCTAAAGCACCATTTCCCATTTCCGAATATTTGTTTGGATTACTAATCGTCATTTTACTCAACCTCCATTAAAATAAATATCTCTAAAGTATCTGTTGTCGCAATAGGACCAATTCCATCAAAATTAACTCTATGAAGCATATGATTACTTCTTGATGGGGTTTGAGCACTTCCTGTATCAAATAGGCCAACTTCACGAATAACCTTTCCATCAATGTTTGTTCCATCAACAGAAACTTTAATTTCTAATAAATTATATTCTGATTCAGATTCGGTTAAAGTAACTTGAGAAGTAGTTAATCCTAATGGAACATCTAAAGCCGTTGAAGTAGGATTTGTGGAGTTTCCACCCAAACCTAAATCAGCAGAAGTTAATTGTGTTTTAATTGCATCTAAAAGGTGTTCTCTTAATGTGTCTGTTATCATGCTAAATCCTCATCTAAAAGTGTAGTATAAGTAATGCTTCCTAGATTGAAAGCGGTGGTTGCCGTGTTGAACGCTGTGCTGAATCCGAACTTAAACCCTCCGCTTGCGGTTCTTGTCCGTATTAAAAGACGCAAATCTTTAACTTTGAATGACTCAAGGAAATTGAATGCCAATTCGTTTGTTTGAAGTTCTTTGCTTCTTAAACTGGTTTTTGTTTGCTTACTAGCAACCAGTAATTCGGAAAAAACATCTTCTAATCCTTTTGCATATCTTCCTAATTCTAAACGAATAAGACCATCTAATCTATGATTCATTTCTAAAACAATGTATTGAGCCATAGGTATATTTTCACGCTCTATTTCAACCGCTACAATATCACCTACCCGTAATTGCGATATTCCTTTACTATCCATAACAAAGGCTAATTTTTGATTCATCTTAGAATGTAATCGAATTAGTTTAGTTGCTTCTTCGTCTGTTTCTTGTTGAGTAAGTAAAGTAGTATCAACAACTTCAAGACTTTTTCTTCCTCTTTTTTGGATTGATTTTATGTCTTTTTTTACACTTTTATTGTTTCTACCATAAACAATAATTTCATTGTAAAAATCAAAGAGAGTAGAAATTTTTTCAAATTCAAAAATAGAGAAGTCCCCGCTATCATCTATTACGATATTAGTTAAATTATCGTCATGTCTTTCTGG